CCAAGATTCGCGAGCAAGAGGAGTATATCAATCGGTTAGTGAAAGCTGGAAACTACTTAGACGAATGTCTTTTATCTATAGCTGGAGAGAATCTTCCAGCAAAGCAATTGTGGCTCAAAGCCAAGGAGGCCAAGCCGTGAACATTGAACAACGACTGCTGTACATAGCGGAAGATCCGTTTGGCCTGTGTGATAAAAACTCACTGCGCAAAATTGCTCTAGAGGTCCGTAAAATAGAAGACCGCATCAAGCAACTCGAAACCGAGAACGACGCAATGAGAGCCGATCTGCTGCTCTGGCGGGAGGACAAATGGCGTGAATGACACCCCACGCATGAAAGCGGCGCAGATGGCCGCAATGGAACATATGACCGGAGATGTTTATCGTGTCGGTTGTGATATAGAACGCGAGCTTAACGAAGCGAAGGAACTCATAAAACGATTAGAAGTGGCAGCTTGGAAAAACTACAACAACGCCCACAAGAAGGAGGACAAATGAGAGATTGCGCATTCATATACGTCAATAAATCTAACGGACTAGTGCGCGTTGAAAGTATTGATACAGCTCAAAACGTAGACCAAAGCCCAGAATGGAATCACGTCGCAACAATCAACCCTCACGTTGTTCTTGAGAGCATTCTCCGAGCGACGATCAAAGACCGGAACCTCATCATCAAACACCTGCTAAAATGAAGCACCTGCACGAACTGCCGGAAGACCACCGATTGAGGAATGTGGCGCTCAAGGACATCGATGTCCGTATCCGCTGCCGTCACACGAAAACGACCCGCGATCCGCGCACTTGGAAGATCAAGGGCGACACATACAACCGCCTCGGCGACAACTGGAAGATCAACTTCGACTTCATTATCCAATGATCTACTCACAATCTGGCCAACTGCCCCATCATCAATACTGCTTCGTCGATGCCTCGTTCCTTGGCGCTGGCTCTGGCGCTGGCTTCGTCCCGTGCGTCTGGTTTGGCTTGGTATCCATTCCCGGTCGAATGTGGGGCTGCACCATCATGCTCGAATGCGGAGCGGTCTATCGCGCTGTTCCGCCTCACGCCATAGCATTCGATCTACAGCCTGACCTCATCTGGAGCAAACAAAACGCTCAGCGATGGGATTGCTACGGCACCGACTTCGCCACGATTGAGTACACGTTCCTGCGGGGGCTTGAATGTAACGTCAAATGCGATGACTTAATCACCACTGGCGACTACCTCTTCACCGCTGCGCCCATCGGCGATAGCTGGAGTCGTCAGCCTAATCAGGCCAAGGAGTTTATGTTCATCCGAACCGATGGCGACAGACTCACAATTCAACCCACCGACAAGGTGGTATTTATCGAGAAGTCGTTCACTGAAACTGAATGGCCAACCGGACTTATCACGACCGACACCGTTTACACCTGCGAATAAACATCTCCCCACATGAAGAAAACAGCCAAATACACAGTTATCACCATCGACTCAGCACTTCACGAAGAGGTTCGTAAACATTGCGATGAGTATGGATTGAAGATCGGATTTTTCGCCAATCAAGCGTTAAGGAAGTTGCTGGACAAGAGGTGCGCCACGACGAAATCGAGCGCGCCTTCTGCCGCCAGTACAACGAACGAATAATGGCGAATCGCACCGTGTGGTGCGGACAAAATCCTTCGCTCACTATGAAGCAGTGGGCGGAGGGGCAAATTTCCTAAAACTATGAATCTAAGAGAATACCAACAAAAAGCAGTAGAGTGGGCCAAAACTAGCGATGGTCTGATCGTCGCCCCCGCCGGTAGCGGTAAGACATGGATTGCCGCGAGCATCATTAAGCACTTCCTAGAACAGCATCACCTCAAAGACTACCCGTGCAAAATTGGATGGCTCGCCCCAACACGCGAGACATGTCAGCAAGCGCGCACATCGCTCCGCGTTGCCGGTGTACCTGACGAGGTCGTTGAGGTGCGCTGTCCGCATGAATCAGTGGACTTCAGCAAGAAGGACATGCTGATCGTGGACGAAGCGAAGCACAGCCCTGCCGCTGGATGGCGTCGCATCATCGAGTCCTGTAACGGTATACGTTATGGATTTGACGCCACGCCGTGGGGCGACGATCCAGACCGGAACACGGTGACTCGAACGCTCTTCCGCAACCGCACCTACGAGATAAGCCGCAGCGACATTGGCGATTCATTGGCCGACGCTTATCTCCAACTCTCCGACGCAACCGATCTGAATCTGAAGCAGAAGATCGATGACAACATCGACCGGCTGTTTGTAACAAGACGGCGGTACATGCGGATAAGTGATGAAGATCTGAAGAAGATGTGCGCTTGGGAATCGCTCGTCGATATCGGCATCTGTCAGAACCGTGAGCGCAACAACTACGCCATCAACTACGCGGTCGAACACCTTGACATGCAGACGCTCATCCTCATCCCGCGCATCACGCTGGGCGAGGACTACGAGAAGCGGATTCCGAATTCTCTGCTCGTTCATTCCAAGATTGCGAAGAAGCAGCGCAAGGCCGCGATGGAAGAATTCAAGGCTGGCAACCTGCGAACCATGATCGCCACAAGCTTGGCCGACGAAGGATTGGATCTGCCCAACGTCGAACTGCTCATCATGGTCAGCGGCGGTCGGTCGTCGCAGAAGACCATCCAGCGAGCCAGTCGGGCATTGCGGAAAACAGAAACCAAGAACTGCGCGACAATCGTAGATTTCTCTGACAAGTTCCACCCCATCGGAGCATTCCACGCTAAGAAGCGCATGACCTGCTACCGTGAACTAGGTTGTATTTTCCAATGAGTGTATCCACGACAGCAAACGAAACATCCACGCCGACCGAGAACGTAGTCTATCTGATCGGCGAACTACGCGGCGTCAGTCGGCAAACCGAAACCAAAACCGGCTCGCTCATGGTGCGCCGCGTTATATCCATCGCCCGTCACTGGACCGACAGCGAGGGGCGCTTCCACGAAGACTTCGATGAGTTCGAGCTGTCCTCATGGGGACAAGTTGCAGAGAAGATCATCGAGATTCAGAACGGCGCTCTAGTGCGCGTAAAAGGCCGCGTAAAGGTCGAGAAGTGGAGCGAGGGCGGAGACACGAAATCAGCGGTTCGAATCGCTGCCGAGAACGTCACTATCCTTTGTTACTAAAAATAATATTGAGCGAATGAAAAATCCCCACATGAACAAAAAAATTATCCATCTCCTATCTGGCGGACTCGACAGCGTAACGATGATGTACGACCTATTAAATCAGGGGCATCAACTGCATGCGCTGATGTTCGATTACAAGCAGCGTCACAGCCAAGAATTGCTGTGCGCCAAGTATCATGCAAAGCTTGCTGGAGTAGTCTTCACTGTTGTAGATCTTCCTCCGCTTGGTGGACTCACCGAGCAATCGTGGGTTGTCCCGAATCGCAACGCCATCTTCCTAAGCGTTGCCGTTAACTTCGCTTGCGAGTCTGGATCTGACACCGTGACGATTGGATGTAACAAGGACGATGAAGAGCAATTCCCAGACTGTCGGCGAGGATTCATTGAAGCGATGCAAAAGACAGTCAACGAATCCGGCTACAGCGTCGAAATATGCGCTCCGTACATCGACAAGCGCAAATGGGAGATTGCCGGAATCGCCAGAGACATGGGCATCAACGGCTCAAACATCTGGACTTGCTACAACGGAGGATTGAAACCCTGCGGAGTCTGTCCCGCTTGCTTGAAGCTCAACGATTCCGGCTTATGATCGTGATGCTAGATACATCCACAGACTTCGATTTGTGCGAGAGCGAATTGGGAGTTCAGGTTGAGCAGTTGTTCACTCCGCTTACGGGTCTGAACCCAAAGCGTCCCAATGGTAGATTTGGAATCGACAACGGAGCCTTCAGTAAGTTCAACGCTGAAGCTTTCATGCGGACTCTCAAAAAGCATGAACCCAGAAAAAACCTCTGCCGATTTGTAGCTGCACCGGATGTTGTCGGTTCTGCGATCAGAACTCTGGAGTGTTTCCAGCGTTGGAGTCCAAAGTTGACCGGCTGGCCGATTGCGCTCGTCTGCCAAGATGGGCAAGAGCATCTGTCGATTCCTTGGGATGAAATCGACGCGATCTTTATCGGTGGATCAACCGAGTGGAAAATTTCCCGTCACGCTGCCGCGATTGTCAAAGCGTCTAAGATTCTTGGAAAGTGGTGCCATATTGGACGAATCAATACTCCCGGCAGATACGAATACTTTGAGGAACTCGGAGCGGACTCATGCGACGGAACTGGACTGGCGAAATATTCGCACATGAGAGAATCAATCAAGCGGTCTATTGAAAATCCAAAATTACTATGAAATCAAACCAAACAATCGTTGCGGTCGATCCGGGTGTGGGCGGCGGATTCGCGGTCAGCACGTCGGAAGGAATACTCCTGTTTCCAATGCCCGATTCGCTGACTGACACGGCGCAATTACTGGCAGGATTCAAGGTGGCCGACTCTCATCTATGGGTCGAGAAAGTACCAAAGTTCGTCAGCAAACTCACATCGTCGGCCAGCATGGCGACACTCCATGAAAACTACGGGATTGTGCAGGGGCTTGGCTACGCGCAAGGCTACGCACTCCACCGTGTTGAACCTAAAATCTGGCAAGAGCCACTTGGACTCGGAGGACGTAAATCATGCGAAACCGGACCAGAATGGAAGCGAAAGCTAAAAAGCAAAGCTCAGGAACTATATCCGAATCTGGACGTCACGCTCAAAAACTGCGACGCCCTTTTGATCCTCCACTACGCGATGGGGGGCGGCAGATGATCCACAAAGCCAATCGTCCGCCCTCGCCCGAGGAGTTGAAACATCTGCTCATCATGGCGTTCTGCATGGGCATGGTTATCACTGCGGCCTACTTCATTCTCTTCGTCATCAAATGAGCGAGAATATCAAGCCCATGTCCGAAGAAACGGACGTGGAGACATTGCGAGCGGCCATCGCAGAATACCAATGGTTGGCCAACGTACTTTTCAAATCTCTCGGGTGCGGATGCAACGGAACTCAAGACCTTTGCTGGAACTGCACCCAAGCCGAGCGACACTACAAACACACAATCGAGACATACAAATGAGCGACGGAAATAAATTATCAATCATACGGATAGCGGATTCAAATGAAGCGCCCGAAAAGATTCACTTCGCTTACATCGACCAGAAGTACAAGGAGTGGCTAGTCCGACGCGGATTCGTCAACGAACTTGGTCAGGAAATCGGGATGAGAAAAGCAGGCGGATGGCGCGGAAAGACGGTCAAAAAAGGTTAATTAATGCAAACTCAAATCACGAGAGAACAGTTATTGAAGGAAGCACCGGCATTGATCGACTATGCGATTCTTCGAGGTTGGATAACCAAGCCCAAGCCAAAGGCTCTAATTGTTGACGGCGTTTGGCATGCGGCTGGTACAGGACATCTCGATAACGCCTCAGAAGATGAAATTCAAAAACTCAGGAAACAGTACGGTGCAGGTTGAAGTCATTTCCGACGACGTAGAGATACGAATCGGGGAAATGAAATGGGTGGGGATAGCCTACACCCGTGACGGAAAACCCAAGGTGTACGTTCGAACGAAAGCCGAATTCGAGGCCAAGTTCACTCCGGTCATTGAACAAGCACCCTAAACTCTACATCGCAGCACAAGAGCAGCTCTTTGCGAAGTTTCAGTCTCGCTCCATACCAATTCAACACTGGAGCAAGCACCTGATGACTCCCAAAGAGCTGTCTCTCCTTTTCGCAAAATTCGAAGAATCAAAGTCGGTTCTCCAGCAAATCGCCTCGAATGATCTGGGCGAAAGCGGGGACATAGCGCGCAAACAACTTGGAATCAAATGAATCAATCAAAGATCGACCGTGCCAGAGCATGGCTCAGAAACACGCCGGGAGCCGTCAGCGGACAAGGCGGTCATAACGCAACCTTCGCAGTAGCTACCGCTCTGGTGCATGGATTCGAGCTGTCGCGAGGATCGGCTGAAGCACTACTATCCGAGTACAACGAGAAATGCTCTCCGCCGTGGAATGCCTATGAATTGGCCCACAAGGTGAATCAGGCAATGACCGTGACGCACGACAAGCCGCGTGGCTGGCTCTTATCCGCTCAATCGGGCATTGGACAGGGCGGCAATCCCATCTCGCCTACCGGCAAGTTCGTCGTTCGCACGATCCAAACGATGCCAGAACCTCCGTCTCCGTTTACGACAATCGACTTCCTGAAAGCCTGCTTCGAGTCGGACGAAGTTGTCTGCATCTGCAACGACATTATTTTCGACGAAGAGGGTCGAGGTAGGCCAGCCTCCAAGGGTACGTTCCTTAAGCGCGACGAATGGATTAAGAACCACTTCACGCCGCCCATCAGCGCCATGTGGAATGGCAGCGATAGCAAGGGTGCATACGTCCGCATCAATCCATGCTTCGATGAGAGCGGTTCGGACTCTGGCGTGGCGAACTTCCGCCATGTCCTAGTCGAGATGGACGAGAAGACGAAGGATGAGCAATGGACAGCGTTGAAGGAGTCGAAGCTCCCGCTATCTGTGGTCATAGATTCCGGCGGCAAGAGTCTGCACGGCTGGGTGCGCGTTGAAGCGGCCAATAGAGAGGAGTGGAACGAGCGCCGCGATGTTGTCTATCGCTACCTCGAAAGCATCGGCATCGATCCGAAGAACAAGAACGCGAGCCGGTTCAGCCGTCTGGCCGGTGTAATGCGCGATGGCAAGGAGCAGAAGCTCTTAGCCGTCAATGTGGGCGCAGTGAACTGGGAAGCGTTCAAGGACGACATGGACGCGCAGGACATGCCGATGGAGTTCTCGATAGACAGCATCATCGAGTACGATCCGCAGAATGATCCTGACAATTTGATCGGTGACAGATGGGTTCGACGCGGATCTTCGCTTCTCTTTGTCGGTCAAAGCGGATGCGGCAAAAGCTCAATGGCCGCGTATCAGGGTTTGAAATGGGCATCCGGCGAAGCTTGGTTTGGCGTAAAGCCCGTCCGGGCGCTAAAAGTAGCTTACATTCAGGCGGAAAACGACATTGCCGATCAGCATGATGCGCTCAAGGGCGCTGCTCAGATGACCTTCGGAAAGGAGAACTGGGAGCGAGGTCTTCGGAGTGCGAACATGTTATTCTTCCGCGAAACAGTAAGAACCGGCTCCGACTTCGCGACGATGCTCCGCCGCCTCGTTCGCAAGACTAAGGTGGACGTGGTTTACATCGATCCTCTGCTCTCCTACATGGGCGGCAATCCATCGGATATCGAGGTCTGCGCGAACTTTACGCGGCACTTGCTCCAGCCGATTATGATGGAGACAGGCGTAGTCCTGATTCTCGTTCATCACTTCCCGAAGCCCAAAGGTCGAGACGACAAACCGGAGAGCGTGGCAGAGATGGCCTACTCAGGATTCGGATCGTCGGACCTAACGAACTGGGCCAGAGAGGTGATTGTGATGAAGGAAGTTGGCTTCAATCAACCTCGACAATTTATGCTCGGAATGGCGAAGCGAGCGGATCGTTCCGGCATGACGGACAAAGACGGAAAAGTCACCGGATCGATTATGATCCAGCGTGGCACGGGCGGCGACATCTCATGGAACTACGCAGATCCACAGAAGTTCGTCGTCGATAAGGAGTCGGCCAAGAAGCCGTACGTCAAGGGACGCTATCCTAAGCGTAGCTAGACTGGCGCTCAGCGCGGCGACGACCTTTCGCGGCAAGCGATTGGAACTTCGCCTTGCCGAGCTTCTTACGGCCAATGTAGGCCGCAAGAGCCGCAGGATCTTTGACTCCCTTCTTCTCAAGAGAGCCGATAAGCTTCTCGTAACGACCGCCACCACCAAGTTTCATCTTGTCCATAAAATCAGATAGGGTTTGAGGTTAAAACCGACAGAACAATCGCAAGAATCCATGCCGCGCAGCTCCAATACTTAGGCGTCGTCTTGTCCTTCGCCTCCGCACAGTTCATCCGCGCACGGAAATTCTTTCGACGCTTAGGATTTGACTTCTTGATCGTCATATTAGGATCGCCGAAGCGAAGCTTGATGACATTGCCGTTGTCGTTCTTAACGTACACCGCGCTCTTCTTACGCTCACCCGGCGTGTAGAAGGGATTTTCCAGCGTCACCTTCTTGCCCTGATAGGTGTTACCCTTTTTGGAGAGGGAGGTTTTCATTATTCGCGGCGACGAGCTTGACGTTGAGCTTCACGCATCTGCTTCTCTTCGATCTGGCGCTCTTCTGACTGCATCATTGCCTTGTCGGTTTCAAGCTTCAAAAGTCTCGACCAATTTCTATTGAAAAGATCAATTTGATCTTGAGTGAGCTGATCGATTGGAGTGCTTACCGTTTTCCCGTAAGTTGGTGATTGCAGCATTTTTCCAACCCCAGCTAACGTCGCTTGACCGACAGCGCTTAAGACCAATTTCCTGCCAACAAATCCAAGAAGACCAGTGCCAAGCGCAGCTCCCGGTCCGCTTGAAAGATATGCTCCTCCGGTAGCCAATGTGGCCAATGCCGGGACGATTGATTTCTTAACAAGGCTGTCCTTGTTGTCCATAACCTTTGCCAACTGATCCGCAATGGTGCTAATTTTTTCTACGCCTCCATCGCCAAACAGTTGAGAAACAATGGCGTTGTATTCACCCGGAGAGTCTCCACCTGCAATCAACGATTTCATCTTGTTGGTGTCGATTGATTTTTTACCCTGAACAAGCGACTCGTTGACAATCCTTCCAAGCAGAATGTTCTGAAGATCTGCCTGAAGTTCCGGTCTGCTGGATTTGAGCGCGGCAACAAACTCTTTAGTCCTGATTCGAGACGGAATGTCTCCAGAAGACGATTTCAAGAAATCGATAATTTCACCCGGCGGAACATTTACATCGTCAAACCTGCCAGTCTTTACGGTTCTATTTGCCAGCTT